TATGCGTTTCGTGACGCAGGCAAGACCTCGGAAGATATGACCCCTGAGTATGTACAGGCTGCCAAGCAGGCACTCTTTTACATTCTCCAAAATTCAGTCAACCGCGGCATTAACATCTGGCTACAAGAAGTTGTGGTCCTCGGTGCTCAGACAAACCAGCAAGTACTTCCTATGCCAACCAATTGCGTTGACGTACTAGAAGCAAACTGGATTTACATTGTCAACCCAACATTTTCAAGCACCCTTCCAGTTTCAAATCCAAACGTACCACTCCTATTTAATCAAACAGCAAACGCAGATCTAAACCAGCATGTTGATTCTACATTAGGTGCTAATTATTTTGGTGCGGCCTACTCTCAAGCGACAAGGTTATACTATGTTGGGTTTAATGCTTATGCTCCTAGTGGCACTGCTACTTACAATCTTGATTTTCAAGTAAGTACTGACGGTATTACTTGGACAACATGGGAGTCATTCCCATCAGTCACTCTTGCCGATCGCCAATGGCAGTACTACGGTATCAACACTACACAGGCGTTTAACTTCTATCGCCTAAACAATCGCACCACTGGATCAATAATGTCATTGCGTGCAATTCAGTTTGCCCAGTCGCAGCAAGTTATTCCAATGGCAAGACTTAATCGTACTGATTACTTCTCATTACCAAACAAACAATTCCCAAGCCAACGCACACTACAGTACTGGTTTAATCGACAGATTGACCCGGAGATGTATCTATGGCCTGTACCAAACAATAACTTCCAAGTATTCTCTATGATCCTGGAATGTCAACCTCAAGACGTTGGCTCATTGACTGATGTATTGTATATGCCAGATCGTGCCGTTCCCTATTTCCAATCAGCACTATCACACAAGATGTCTATGCAGTTACCTGGTGTAGATATGGCTCGAGTGGGATACTTAGAAAAATTAGCCTTAGAGGCTCGCACCCAGTTTGAAGAAGAGGATCGTGATAAGTCACCGATCTATTTCCAACCTAATATAAGTTACTACACACGATGAGCGGCGCCTATGTAATGAACTATGACAACCTGATTTCTGACGTTCAGAAGTATATGGAACGTGATGACATCGGGTTTGTTGAACAAATTCCAAGCCTGATTGGTTTGGCTGAGTCTGCTATTGCCGCAGAGTTAAAGACTTTGCTGCAGCTAACTGTGGTAGAGACGACTCTAGCACAAAATCAAGTTATATTAAACAAGCCTGCCCGCTGGAGAAAAACTGTCTCTATGAAGGTTAATGGTGCACCAATCGTGATGAGATCGCAAGATTACATTGCTATGTACCAATCAGAATCATCTCCAGGGACACCAAAGTTTTACGCTGAGTACGACTACAACAACTGGGCAATTGCACCAGCACCAAGCGCAAGCGCAAGCGTTGAAATTATTTATTACAGCGAAATTCAGCCATTAGATACATCAAACCAAACTAATTTGTTTACCCGTGAGTGCCCACAGGCCATGCTATTTGGGACACTATTACAGGCTCAGGGATATTTAAAAGCATTAGACAAATTGCCTGTTTGGAAATCATACTATACAGACTCGATTAATGCGCTTAAAAAAGAAGACAACAGCCGCAAGATCGACAGAAATACTACGGTACAGGAACCTTAATATATGCCAACATTTACATCGCCGTTTACTGGCACCGTTGTACAACCTACAGACGTATCATACTACGCACTTAATTTCAGTACTAATACTCAGCTGTATTGGCCTGCTGTTGTTAACCCAACACAAGTCCCTGCTGCCCGTATTATGGACTGCGTGCCGTCCACAAGCGGACTAACTGTAATATTACCACAGGGTGATCAAGGCGCTGTTGGTACCGACATTTTAATTCGTAACAAAGGTTCTTCTAATTTTACTGTAACTGCTTTTGGTGGAACACAGTCAGTTACTGTGGCGTTTGGAACATCACGCTATTTTTACTTATCTAGTAACGGCACAACCGCTGGCACTTGGCAAAATGTACAATTTGGTACTGGCACATCTGCCGCCGATGCAGCCTCGTTACAGGGCGCTGGACTAACAACTATTACCGGACAACTAGCAGCAACTAGCAACATTGTTCAAGTTTCTTCTGCACCAAGTATTACAGACAACAGCCGAGCTGCTACGTTTGTATGGACTAGCGGTAACGGCACTTTTTCTTTACCGGTTGCGTCTACACTATCAGGCGGTTGGTTTATTGGCTTTAGAAATAGCGGCTCTGGTAATCTTGCCATTACCCCAAACTCACCATCTTTAATTAATGGTCTGTCAACCATTTCGACAAACCCAGGCGACTCTGGTTTTATTTTTTACCAGCAGTCTACTGGAAACTTTTTTACCGTAGGCTGGGCCACTCCATCAAACGTTACCTTTACATCGGCATCCTATGATGTAGACAGTATTATTGGCGGAACTTTAAGTCTTATATCGTATGCACCAATCATTCAGACATACGTAGCTTTATCTGGTGCACGTACCACCAACCTGTCTATTGTTTTACCAGCAATTACTCAGATTTATATTCTAGTAAACAACACAAGCTCTGGCTCCTATAACTTATCGTTTAACGTAACAGGCGCAGTAACTGCCCCGGTTGTACTAGCGGCGGGCCAGGTTGCCACCGTGCTTAGTGACGGTAATCAATTGTTCTCATTAACACAAACTACTAGCGGTGTGTTCTTAGCTAATAACGGATCTCAATCAGCACCGTCACATTCATTTACTTTAGATACCCATACAGGTATGTATTTGGTTGGTACAAGCGTTTTAGGTCTAACAGCTAATTCAATTAAAATGCTAAACATTGACAACACCAACACAGCAAGCCCACAGATTTCAACACCGGCAACGTTTAACGCTGGGCTTATCCCTGGCGGTACGTTTTAATGGCTGATCAGGGCGCCTCACAGGAACAGTATAATCTAGTCTATACACTGGGTGTACAGTCAGGTATTAAACGAGACGGTACTAAATTTGAATCTCGTGAATATCAGGATGGTGTATGGTGCCGTTTTCAACGTGGCACGCCTAAAAAAATGGGTGGCTACCGTGAAATATTTTCTACGTTTAGTGGGGTATTGCGTGGCATGATCTCTAACACCTATGATGGTGTTAATTATGTATTTGCTGGCACGGCAAATACATTAGACGTGTTTACAACAGGTACAACAATTGCCGTTGGTTCTGGTCCATACGAAGTTATTTTTACTCCGGGGTATTCTGCCCTGCCAATCTACTCAAATACAACAACTACTTTTACAATTCGTAGTTATGCCGCTACACCTAAAAGTTATGCCTCGGTTTATCCAGCGGGCACTAAAGTAATTTTTACACAATCTGGCACACCAACTGTTTATACAACCGTTGGAACACCCACATTTTCAACTCCCGATACCACCATAACAGTCTCTGGAACAATTGTTGGTTCACCGACAACTGTATGGATTAATGATTATAAGTTTACTCCAGATGATCGCAACTTATGGCAGTTTGATTTACAATACAATCCATCTGGTGGTGCGCTACAAGTTATAGCACATCCCGGGTTAAACTTATTAAATATAGACAATGGTACCCCTACCCAAATTCAAGTTGGCAGTGTTCTTCCAAACTCTTCTGAAGAGTGGACCTTTACGGGCCTTGCTGATACCGCGGGCCAGAACCCTACTTATAAGCCTATTATTGTGGATGGTGGTGTCTGCGTTTTGTATCCATATCTTTTTGTATATGGTACAAATGGTTTTATTGCAAACAATCACGTGGACGCCTCTTTAGCTAATTATTTCGCTAACAGTTTATCTGATTGGAATGGCGCAACGGCCAACCAAACTAATATGGCCTCTAGTAAAATTGTTAAAGGTGTTCCTGTTCGCGGCGGTACAAATTCGCCATCTGGATTATTTTGGGGAACAGATAGTTTAATTAGAGTTTCATTTACCGGCGCAGCGCCGTTGTATTGGCGCTATGATATTGTTTCTAGCCAAATCTCTATTATGTCATCGTCTGCAGTTGTTGAGATGGATGGCACGTTCTACTGGTTGGGTGTTGATAGGTTCTATCAATACAATGGTCAAGTTTCGGTTTTAAAAAATGATAAAAACGTAAACTGGTTATTTGACAATATTAACTACCAGTACCGTCAAAAAGTATGGGCTACTAAGGTCCCACGCTACAATGAGATTTGGTTCTTTTACCCACGCGGATCTGCTACAGAATGCACGGACGCCATTATCTATAATGTCAAAGATCAGATTTGGTATGACGCCGGTTCTGCGGAAGGGGCTCAAAGATCTTGTGGATATACAACAGAAATTCTACCATATCCACTTTGGGCTGATTGGAACTATAATGTTTCATACAGCGGGTCTTTTACTATTATAAACAACCCAGCTAGTTTACCCGCTCCCAATACCAAACAGTTTTATGTAAGTGGAAATCAAACCGGAGTATTTAGCCCTGGAGATTATTTATCTTTTTCTACTACACCACAGGCTACAACGTACAGAGTTACAACAAGCACCTTTACTTTTAACTCAACAATACAACCGCTTTACCCAAATGGCGTTACTCTAGTTACCAGTTCTACCGTGTTTAGTCCTTCAGTAACTGTAGGTGATTTAGTTTATAATATCACTGGGGGCTATGCAATTTGGCAACAAGAGTACGGTCTAAACCGAGTAACATTTTCGGATGAACTTTCTATCTTATCTAGTTTTACTACATGCGATATTAGCTGGGTTGGTGGGACACCGTCACAAGATGGAGCCTCTGGCGTAAATCGCCGTATGCACTTACGCCGTATTGAGCCAGATTTTGTTCAAGATGGTGAAATGACATTAACAGTTTTAGGCCGTAAATTTGCAAGGGGTGATGTTCAGTCATATACACCATTTCCCTTTGGTCCAGAGACTGGTAAAATTGACATGCGCGTTGAGCATCGTGAATTAACTTTACAGTTTAAATCAGACACCCTTGATGGAAATTATGAGATGGGTCGTTTGTTAATTACTGCAGAGTATGGAGATGAGAGGCCATAATGGCATTTCAACAGTTTTTTCCATTTACCCCTAATAACATGAGCTGGGAAGATTGGAATGGCAACCTGATTATGTTCTATGGCCAGGAGCCTATTGCTTATCACACCGAAGAAAGTTGGCGTGAGACTGCCAGGGGTGTAGCCCAACTTACTACCTTTGAGGTGTACCCTGTACCAAACCCAGATGCCTATGAAAACTGGCAAGACTGGGCGCTAGATTTTACCGAGATTATTAACGGTCCAAGCACATAAAAAGGGCGATAAAGGCCCTTTTTTTGTATTATTATATATAGAAGCAATCTAACCCCAAAGGAGTCAATATGCACGGCCAACAGACAATGAAGTACCTCAAT